GGATATGAAGAAGCAGGACTATCAAGCCCAGATTCTTGAACAGTTGCAGAACAAGGCTGCTGAAACTACCACAGCACAGACTGCAACGCCCAATAATAATGGTAGCACAGAGACACAGAACACCACTGCGAGTCTTAGTGAAAACGACTTGGAAAGCCTTGTTGAAAAGACACTGGTCAAACGTGAACAGGATTCTGTCATTAAACAGAACTTGGCACAAGTAGATCAAGAGTTAGTTAATTCTTTTGGTACTGAAGCACCAGCTAAAGTCCAAGAGAAAGCACAGGAACTAGGTATGTCTATTGAACGTTTACGTGACATTGCTGCCGAATCTCCTTCTGCTTTCTTTACTCTTATCGGTCAACAACAGCAAACCTTCAGCCCTATGGTTCAAGGTTCTGTCCGTACCGAAGGTGTTAATATGCAAGCCTCGAACACACGTGACTGGAACTACTACCAGAAGCTGCGTCGAGAAAACCCTAACCAATACTATTCACCCAAAGTTCAACAACAACTGATCCAAGATCGGATGAAGATGGGTGACAAGTTCGGAAACACTTAGAAAGGACTAGCAAATGGCTGGTATGATTTCCTCAAACACGGACATGCAGCGTCTGATCCGTGCTGAAGTTTACTCTTCAGAACTAAAAGAAATCCTACGTGACGAAATGATGGCACAGTCTGTCGTTCGTATGTTGGATGGATTCCCAGATGGTGACACATTCACTATCCCAACAATCGGTGAAACAGTTGTAAACACTTACACTGAAGATTCAGCAGTAACTTACGATCCACTAGATACAGCTGAGTTCCAGTTCACTATCGACAAGTACCTACAATCAGGTTCATACATCACGAAGAAAGCTGCACAGGACTCGTTCTACAGTGCACAGCTTGAATCACGTTTTGTTCCTGAACAGGCACGTGCGATCATGGAACACTTTGAGTCAACTACTATGGCGGCTCCTGAAGTTGGTGTCACAGCTAACTCAGCAGAAGCACAGAATGGTATTGCTCATCGTATCTCAGGTGGTAATGGCGGTAAGCTAGAACTAGAAGACTTCGCATATGCACGTTATGCATTGAAGAAAGCTAAAGTAGCTGACCGTGGTATGGTTGCGATTGTTGACCCATCAGTTGAGTTCCAGTTGAACACACTGACAAACATCGTTAACGTATCTAACAACCCAATGTGGGAAGGTATTGTACGTGACGGTATCGCAACTGGTATGCGTTTCGTAGCAAACGTATATGGTTTCGACGTATACACTTCAAACTACTTGAAGAACACAGTTGCGGATGCTGCACTAGCAGAACGTGACGGTGCAACAACCAACAACTTCTCAACAGACAACGGTGTTGCTAACTTGTTCTTCTCAGCAGATGCTGCTTCTAACCCATTCGTGGGTGCATGGCGTCAGATGCCTGAAGTGGACTACGAGTACAACAAAGACTACCAACGTCACGAGTATGTAACAACTGCTCGTTACGGTGTCAAGAAGTACCGTCCAGAAGGTATTGTCACAATCGTGTCAGACCCAGCGGTATAAAACTTTTTGGGTATCCCTTCGGGGGTACCCTTCACTTTTTTGTTGACAAAAGGTATTTTCTTGTATATAATATCTTTAACACTGTCAGGGGTTACTAATGGCTAATGTAAATCACTCAACTCTAACTGATCCTTACTTGCACGAACCTAAGGGTATTGGTTCTGCTGGTACTGGTACGGTCTATGTAGCAGATGGTGCAGGTTCTGGAACATGGCTAGAGAAGACACGTTTTATTGGTGCTTATGTTCCTTTTGATTCTACAACACCAGCCTATCAGCACTCCTGTACAACATCAGATACAATCATTGACCCATCTTTTTCAGTAGCTGACTCTAATGGTTTCTCAGGGGAAACAGTTCCTAACGCCCGTGTTAAGTACACAGGGACAGAAAACATTGATGTTCAGATTATCTTTACCATCTCAGCTAAACAGGTGTCAGGTGGTGATAAAGACATCGAATGGTCTCTCTGGAAGAACGGTGTAGAACTAGGTGGTTCACGTGTAGTACGTACAACACCTTCAGGTAGCTGGGGTTCATCTTCTGTATATGCTTTCACTGGACTAGTTACCAATGATTACCTAGAGGTAAAGGTTAAGGCTGAAGCTAACTGTACAATCGACGTAGCATCAGCATTTATGTCTATCATGGGATCGGCACACTAAAATGAAGACAACACTCCTACAAATCGTACAGTCTATTCTGTCAGACATGGACTCTGAGGATGTCAACAGCATCTCAGACACCATAGAGGCACAACAGATTGCGTCAGTAGTTGAGGATACATACTTCAACCTGATCGCCGCAAGGGAAATACCTGAGCATAAGACACTCCTAAAACTGACAGGCTTAGGTGATACATCTAAACCTACACACATGGAGTACCCCTCTAACGTAAAGTACATTGAACGTTTAGAGTACGACGTAGGAACAGCACCTGAAAAAGACTATCGTATTATTCCCTTCGTAGAACCTCTGGTATTCCTAGACCGTATGGATGAGTCTGACACCAGAGTTACAACCTTTAACGATAGTGTAGAAATCTTTATCAAGACAGACGAACACCCATCGTACTACACAAGTTTTGACGATGAGTATATTGTCATGAATGCCCACAAGTCTGCCGATGACCAGACACTTAACGCAAACAAGGTACGTGCCTATGGTTCTGTCTACCCTACCTTCAGCCGTACAGATGCTCATGTCATTGACCTAGACAATACATTCATGCCATTGCTTCTAGCTGAAGCTAAGTCAGCTTGTTTCTCATTATTCAAGGGTGGGTCAGACCCTAAGGTAGAACAGGCAGCACGTCGCCTGAAGTCCTACGTACAGAATGACCAGTATAAAAGCCGTAGACCTAACATACGAAACCAGTACGGAAGAAAGTAATGATCGAATACGAACACGACACGGCAAACCAATTCTGTGTCTGTAAGTCTGATAAACTACTTACAGAAGTGTATATTGAAAAAGAAATAGGTGGCTACAGGTTTTTTAAAATTAGGTATGCCAAGGGTAATGTACCTCAAGTACTAGCAGGACGTTACACCTCTGTCAAAGCAGCCCAGAGAGACCTAGAACACTACCTCAGAAAGCAGCCTGTCTCTAAGACTAAACTAGTCAGAGAACGTGCAGACCAGAGAGAGAAAGAACGGAATGCCGCAAAGTCTAAATCAAAAGGCAGTTAACAACTTTGTCCGTGGTCTCATCACTGAGGCTGCGGAACTTACGTTTCCTGAGGGTGCCTCTGTTGATGAATTGAACTGTGACTTGCGTCGTGATGGTACACGTCGTAGACGACTAGCTGCTACCTATGAAGCTAGTAATGCACTCTCTACCTTTACAATGAGTGACTCAGAACTTCTTACCACAGGTAGCTGGGTTAACGTAGGCGGTAATGCTGACCTTGAGTTTCTAGTTATTCAGAAGGGTTCACGTCTTTACTTCTACAACAAGGGTGCTCTACCCTACTCAGCACAGTTAGAAGCTAACTCTGTCAACCTAGCATCATACGAACAGTCAGGCTCTACAGGTGCTGAAACAGCTAAGTGTCAGTTCACATCTATCAAAGGTAACCTAGTTGTCTCCTCTCCACAGATCAACACGATTGCTATTGAGTATAGCTCAGGTACCTTCTCAGTAACACAGATCGACTTTGAAGTACGTGACTTCGAGTGGCAGGGTGACACCTCACAGTACTACACAAACGACAGCACACCTAGTCAGAACCGTAAGTACGATGCACAGAACACAGGCTGGAACACAGGTAATGGTGCTCCTACAGACCTTACCAAACGTCTGACACACCCGTGGTATGCAGGTAAGAATGACACAGGAGACTATGATTCTGCTGAGTGGGAAAAGATTTACGGTGGTACAACCCTTACAGGTAACGGACACTACGTCTTAGACTTCTTCACTAAGAACCGTCAGTCTGTGTCAGGTATCACAGGATTGACAAAACCTACAGACCCAGAGGCATCTCGTTTCCGTTGCGTTGAGTCCTTCTCAGGTCGTGTCTTCTACGCAGGTGTAGATAGTTCTGAGAACGCAGGTACGATCCTCTTCTCTAAACTTGTAGAAACCGTAGATGACCTAGGTATCTGTCACCAACAGAATGACCCTACAGCTGAGTACGAGTCTGATCTACTAGACACCGATGGTGGTGAGATCAAGATTCCAGATGCTGTTAAAATCCAAAAGCTATACGCATACCAGAACTCCCTGTTTATCTTTGCTGAGAATGGTATCTGGCAGATCACAGGTGTGGATGGTGTCTTCCGTGCATCATCCTACTCAGTGAACCGTGTGTCACGTATCGGTCTACTACAGCCTGAAACATTCGTAGAGGCTGAGGGTGTACCCTTCTGGTGGTCACGTTTCGGTATTCACACACTACAGACAGACCCAGTGTCAGGTCAGGGTCAAGAACAGAACTTGACCATCCCTACGATCCAGACCTTCTGGGATGACATTGATGCTGATGTCAAGTTAAAAGTTACAGCTGCCTATGATGGTATTTCCAAACGTATCTACTGGGCGTACCCTGACGAGGATGAACCTGTAGAGGCGAAGCTGAATAACTTCCTGATCCTTGACGTACCTCTTAAAGCATTCTACCCTTGGAAGATTTCAGACCAAGCATCTAACACTGACTGTGTTGTAGGCATGGCATTCTATTCAGGGTATGGTGCTAGGGAACTAGAACTAGACGTTACAACTAACAACGGTGTTGACGATGTTGTAACCTCAGCTGGTGATGATGTTGTGTCAGAACGCATATCATCATTTACCACAGGTGACCCAGCTATTGTTCTTATCTGTCGTGATGGTGCTACTAACAAATTAACCTTTGGTGGCTTCAGTGGTACAGGTTTACTAGACTGGGGTGACACGAACTACAGTTCCTATGCTGAGACAGGCTATGACTTCGTTGGTGATCTTGTCACTAAGAAGAGTGCTCCCTACATTGTTACATATTGTAGGTTGACAGAAGAAGGATTTACTGGTACAGAGGTAGATGGGTACGAGTCCATCCGTCCTTCTTCGTTGTTTGTCTCTAGTGCTTGGGACTTCAACGATACCTTCGGGACAAGCCAACAGGCATACAGACTTAAGTTTCCTATTGTTGTCGATCCTGATAACTTGGATGTGTTCGGATACCCTGAAAGTGTAATTACGTCCCGACTTAAGGTACGTGGTACAGGCAGGTCAGTCCGTATCAGGTATGAGAGTGAAGAAGGTAAGGACTTCTTGTTGTTAGGTTGGGGTGTCATATATGGTAGGAACCCTAGATTCTAATG